CCGCCGCGAGCCCCGCCGCCAACACCGATGTTGCCGCCGCCGCTCGGCGTGCCGCCCAAGTGACTGACGCCCGATGGCGCGCCGTCGCCGCCGCCACCACCGCCAGCACCGCCACCACCGGGAGCCCCGCCGCCAGCACCGCCGCCCGCGCCGTGACCGAAGCCGATCAACCCTTCGAGATTGTTGTTCAGCTCGCGCAATTGCTCGTTCAATTCGCGAAGCGAGTCTCGCGTCTGCTGCGCGGTGTAAGGATCGCTTGCGCCCTGCGCCGTCGCGGCCGGGACAACGGCTTCGCCGCGATGGAGCATCGCCAGCATGTCCTGCGGCACATACGTCGTGCCGTGCTGAAAGCCCGGTATGGGCGAGCCCATCTTGCCGAGCGCACGCGAGAGCCAGTCGCCGACTGTATGGCCGGGCTTCCACCAAGACGGCGGGTTGTTTTCCTGAATCAGCTTCTCGCGCTGTGTCTCGAAGTCCGGCTTGCCGACGTGCTGCCAGAGGCCCTGTGTCCTTTCCAGATCGTCAGCGGTCGACTTGGCAAAGCCCGCGATACCCTGCATCGCTTTGTAGAGCGGCGAGTCCTCGCTGATCGCCGGGGATACCAGCGCGTCTCTGATGCGCTCCCAACTTGTTGCAATGTCGGTCGAGACGCCCCGAAACTTTTCGGCGGCGCGGATGCGCTCTTCCGCCCTCTGCTGTTCTTCGGCGGTCGCGTTCTTAAACTGATAGTCGGTGCCGACCACGCGCATGATGTCCGGCACGCCCAACGCCTGCGCCGCCGAGCGCGCTTCAGCGATGCCGCGCAACGCATCGCCGCGCTTGCGCCAGCCCTCTTCGACGAATTCGAGTTGCTTTTTGATTTCGTTGAGATAGGCGGCGGTGTCGCCGCGCTTCTCCTGCAGCCGGTTGAGAAACTGCATCCAGGCCGGCGCGTCGGCACCCGTGCCCATCATGAACCGCTGGCGGATTTCGCTGAAGGATCGGCCCAGGTCGGCCATCGTCTTGCCGGCCTCAGAGGCAATGTCGGTCACATCATTGAGCCCCAGGCCGTACTTCTGCAGCGCGTCGGCGTTGAGCTTTAGCGTCGCCGCATCCATCCCGGTGCCGCGCGCCGACGTTGCGAGCCTTTCCTGCCCCTTGGCGAAGTCGTCGAGCGCCTTCACTGCGCCGAACGTCGCAAGGCCGAAGCTGCCGACCGCGACTCCCATCGCGCCGAAGCCGCGCACCCATCCGAGCATCGCTTCCGGCCCCTTGGTGATGGAGCCGACCAGCTCGTTCATCTTTTTGGTCAGATCGGCGACGTTCTGACTCAGTTTTTCCGTGCCGCCGCCACCGCCGCTGCTGCTGCCAAGCTCTTTCAACGAGCCCTTCAGCTTGTCGATTTGGCCAGTGACTTGATCGATGCCATCGACCGAAACAACGAGCTTCAGTGATTCTGTTTCATCAGCCATCGGCAGCTTCCGCAGCTTGAAGACGACGGAGCTGCCCCGTGCGCAACAGGTGCCGCCTCACGTCGTCTATCGGCATGGCGAGAAAAACTTCGGGATTTTGGTGATACACTTCGGCGAGCCGGTAGCAGTCGAGAACGATGTTCTCTTCGTCGCCCGCTACCAAGCCAGCGCCGGCTCCGGAAGAAAAAAAGGGCGAAGCCGGTAGGCCGCCGAATTCCAGTCGCGCGTTTCAAGTGTCTCGATGACCGGCGAGAGCACGCCCGACAAGGCGGCCATCATCAAGGTCATCTTGTTTTCATCGATGATGGTGTCGCCGTCCTTGTTGATCCGCACCGGGTTGCCGTAGCGATTGATGTCGCCAGCAGTCGGCGCGCGGAAGGTCAGGGCTTCGACGTACTCGTTGCGGTGATTGCGGATCGGCTTTGAGTGAATGAGCTTCACCGTGAGCGGCCACACCACTTCGACGGGCTTGTCTTCCGGCTCCGGTGCGGCAAGCGGCTCCGCTTCGCCGGGCGGCGGCGGCGACGGCGACGGCGGCGGCTCGACCGCAGCCGGCCGACGCGCGACGGCGGGACCGGGCTGCTGATCGCGGTCGCGCGGTTCGACGAAGCCTTCGCGTTGGGCGGTTACTGCCATGTGGTTTCCTCACAGGACAGCCCTTCCCAACGGACGCGGATTTGTCCGTCGCGGGCGTTCTCTTCGAGGTTTGCCTTGCATGTCGCGCCGACCAGCGAATACTGCCGGCCATTGGCGAGCTGCGCGATGACGTTGACATCGGTCTGCGCGACCAACGTGTCGACCGACACACCGGGCAGCGCCGAGATGTCGCCTTCGATGAACGGGACGCGCGGCAATTCCTGATAACCGTGAATGCCGTCTTGTCCCGCGATCATCGTGCGCTCCCACACGCTCGGTGAGACTGTGAAGTTGCCGCGCAAGGGAAGCTGCTGGCCGTCGACATAGACGTATGCCGTGCCAGCGAAACGCTGTGCCATAGCGATCCTCCATTTTCAGAGAAGAGAGAGCGAAGCTGGTCCGGTTCGTGAGCGCCTTGGCCGGTCGGCGCGCGCGGGCGTCAGCCGGTCGGCAGCGTGCCCGTGAAGCCGACAGTCGGGCCGACGACGGCGGTGTCGAGGCCCAGGTCGTACTGCAGGCGGAATTGCGCGAGCACCGCGAAGACGCGCAATTGATTGATCAGGTCGGGCGGGTAGAGCACGTTCAAGCGGTTCGGGTCGTTCGGGTCGCGCTCGACCAAAAGGTTCGCCTTGAACGCCTCGATATTCTCGACCAAGCCGTTGAACATGTCGATGCGGTACTCGGCGATCAGCTCGGCCTTGACGACGCCGGGCGTGACGATGGCTTGCCCAGGTCCGAAGCGGGTGCCGTCGTCGGCGAGCTTGCAACGCGGGAATTTGGTGGTGATCGCGTTGCGCTGATTGCGGATCAGCCGCGCCAAGGTGGCCAAGGTCGTGACCAGCTCGTAGGCACTGTCAGGGAAGCCGTACAGGTCGAGCTGATAGGTGGTCGTCTCCCGGCTGATCATCGGCTGATTGTCAGCACCGGCCTTTTGCGTGGCGATGCCGTTCAACGCCAGCGAATTCATTTCGTCGACGTTGAAGCGATCCTGCAGCGGCGCGAGCTTGATTTGACCGAGCGACAAGGTCTGCAGCGGCCGGGCCGGATCGTTGGTCAGCGCGCGCTGCGCCATCGCCGTGTAGGCCGCGACCCACTCGTAGACCGGCGACGGACTTGTCACTTCGACGCCCATGATCGAAGTCACGCCGTTGTTGCGCGTGTTGCCGAAGCTGATCAGGTTCGGATAGGTGTCGCGCTTGGCGCTGAAGAGATGACCGAAGAGCTGGCGTTTCCATCCCCACCGGCCCTGATCGGTGAAGCCGTATTCCAGCTCCCATTCCATCAGGCTCGTGGAGTCGCTGTACGGCAGCGCGACGTACTCGAAACTCTTCTCGCCGAGCGCCGAGATGCCGTCCGTGAAATTCGGCAGGCCCGCGCCGCCCGAGAGCGTTTGCGGCATGGTCAGGGTCAAGCCGAGCGGCATCACTTCGCCGCCGATGGAGCCGTAGTAATTCAGGTCCAGGCGGATGTCGTTGCCGCTGACGCCGCCCCACTTTGCCGTGACGGTGACGGTATCGGTCACGACCGTTGCTTCGACCGGCAGGTCGGGCTGCGAATTGATCGCGTCTTCGATGGCCATTGCGACATCGGCGACGGTGTCAGACGCCGCGATGGTGATGCCCTGCACCAACTCGCCGCCGATGTAGAGCGACACTGTGCCGGCTTCGGTCGGCGGCGTCGCCACCTGAATGTCAGCGGTCGCGGGCGTGCTGGCGGCCGGCTCGGGCACGCCGAGCCCCCACACTTCGTTCGCGAAGTTGTTGTTGAAAAACGAACGGAACATTCGCGAAAGCTCGCTGCCCTGTCCGTAGGCTTTGTCGGCCTGCGCCTGTGTGCCGATGGCGATGGGCACGTTCGGCACGGCGTCGCCGTCCGCGTTCATGACGCCGACCAGCAGCGACGGTTGAACGATCAGTGGCAGGCCGGCCATCGACGGGTCGACTTCGACCCAATAGAGCGGGATTTTCAGATTCGACGGGATGTTGCTGAACGAGATAGGCATGGGATTGCTCCTTGATGTCGGGAGTGGCGGCCCGCGCGCTCGCGCGCTTACGGCTGATGCGCAGCCGGGGCGGCCGGATGCGGCTTGCCGCCGTGCGGCTTGTCGGCCGGCTTGTTGGCTTCGGCCTTGTCTTCGACCTTGACCGAACCATCGGCGATGCGGCGCTGCGTGAATTTGTCCAGCGGCCATTCGACCGATCCGCTCGACCTGAAAGCCATGCCGTTCGGATGCTTGAGGACTCGCCGCAACTCATCGGTCGCCGGCACGACGCGCACGCGCGGGACTTCATTGCTCTTTCGGATGGCTTCGAGCCGCGCCTTGCGCGCCGCCTGTTGCCGAGTTTGCGGGCGCGCGCCTTGTGAACGCGGGGCCGCCTGCTGTCTGACTTCGACCATGCTGGCCTCCCTTCTGTGCTGTCAGGTCGTAGACGACTTCCACTTGCTCTACGTCGGCGGGATCGCCGCTGTGATCGCTCGGGAAGTTGGTGGTGACGTTGATCGTGTTGAGGTCGTCGGTGACGGGCACGCCGTACTCGGCGCGATAGGTGATCGTCGCTTCGTACTGCAGCTCGGCGGTGTCGGTTTCCTGATTTGAACCGGCCGAGCCCCACAGGTGCTTGCGCGAGCCGCGCGTCACACAT